GCGCGTTGGTGTAGGTAAACCGCGAATCGGTTGCCGGGAGCGTAATTCCGCCCGTACCGGCTGGGTGCCAAAGCTTCACCGAATAGTTCCAGCGGTAGGTAGCACCGGCAATCGGTGAGGCGTTGGTGATTTCCACCAATCCCATGCTGACGCTGTTTCCCTCCATCCGGCGCGCATTTGCCCAGGCAATGGCATCGGCACCCGCCTGATCGCGGATGACATCGCCAGCGCGCTGCATATCTTGCATGACGGGCCGCGTGAGGCCGCCGTAGACGCTCTGCGTGAATTTGGGCCGTTGGTAGCTCACGGGATCGCGGTCGGCTTCGGACTAGTCAGCTCGCCAAGCTCGGCGGTCGGGATGATGTCGCTAAACGTGCTTTTGGTCGTGTAGCGCTGGAACCAAATCACCTTCTCCGTCTGCAGAATCTGCTGCCCGGCAATGGTCGTTCCAGGCGTCAGCACCGGCTCGCCGGTCGGATTCGGCGCCGCGACCTGCTCGCAATGCAGCCATTGGTCGAACAGGAACGTATGTTCGATCCGGTAGTAGTTGTCGACCGGCGCAGCCTGAAAGCCTCGGTAGAGCAGGTAGCCAACACCAACGCCCAGGAATGTCGCATTGTTCCGCGTGTTGACCTTTGCCGTGTAGGTTGACCACGGCGGCTCGGCAGCCGGTGAGCCGCTCGGGAGCGTGCGGTCCCAGTAGATTTCGACGCTAATTACCTGCTGCTGCACGTCGTAGGTGCGCGGCTTGCCGTTGATGTCGATGGCGGTTCCGCCCATGTCGGCGCTGCTCGCGCCCCATACGGGATCGCCATTGCTCGGCAGCGTAGTACCGGCTCGGTAGTAGGCTGCCTGGCGCAAACCGGTGCTGCGCGTGACGTTGCAGAAAACACCGGCGCCGTCCTTATAGGTTCCCCTGGTCGAATAGGTGACGGTCACAAGCCATGCGTGCGTGCGCTCGGGTAGCGGCCGCACCGTCACGCTGCGCGAAACCAACGTTTTCAGGAATGCGTCGTTACCGTAGATCCCGACCGGCGCGCGCTCGCGCACGCCTGGGATGTTCGCCAGCAGCGTCGCCTCGCCTGGATAGGCGGGATTGGTTCCGTCAGGCACCCAATCGACAACGTATTCCGCCGTGACGGTCGCTTCGCCAGGCGGCGAATCAATCGTCCAGCTTCGGCTCGTCTTGAATTCGTTGACCGTAAATCCCATTAGTTGCCCTTCAGGATCTTCGTCTGCTTCTGCAGCTCAATGACCGCCGGATCGTATGGCATCCCTCGCGTGCTTCCGCTGCTCGCAAGCTCACCGCCGTATTCCGTGAACGATGTCAGCGGATTCCGCAAGCCGATGCGCAGCGCCTTGTCGTACAGCGACTCGGGAGGCTCCGCTGGCATCTGCCCGGCGGCAGCCATACCGGCTGCGCGCATGACGTTGCCTGGCGCTTGCATCACGCGGTTAAAATCGCTTTTCAGGCTGCCCCAAAATGCGCGCGTTGCCTCCAGGCTGGCCGCGTTGCGCTCGTTGAATGCGGCTTCCTTCTTGACCGATTCCGCCTTGCGGTTTGCCTCGGTTGCGCTAGACAGCGCGGCGCTCTTGCCGATCCGTCGCTCCGATTCAAGCTGCGCCATCTGCAGCCGCATCGCCGCGGTCATGCCCTCGGTGGAAAACTGCTTCCCAAGCTCGTTGGCGCGCTCCAGCTCGGCGTTGAATTGCTCCCATCCCTTCTTCAGAAAGGTGATGCCAAGCTTTAGCGGATTGATGCGCTTGTAGGCGTTTGCCAATGCCTGGTCGGTGGCGCTGCCGCCCTTCTTGGCCGCCGCGTTGAGCTTGTCGATTTCCTTCGATGCTGCAGCGACGCCCTTCACGACGCCGGAAGGGTCTAGCACCGCCTGGATGACTGCCTTTAGGGAACGGTCAGCCATGACGGAAGCCCTCCGCAAACTCATGCAGCCCGGCACGCACCCATGGCAACAGCTCATGGGGTCGCTTGTGCGTCATCGCGCACGCGATCACCGTGAGCAGATACTCGCACCGCTCGCCGGTGGTCAATTCAGCCGATGCCAGGGCCACGGGCATGGTCATGCGTTGCTCGGGGCTTGCGATCCTGAATAGCCGCCGCTCGGCGGCTCCGTAGGGCGCGGTCGATTGACTTCCTCCAGCAGCGCCGACGCCAGCTCGCCGCTGATGTTGGCAATGTCGGCGGCGTTTGCCAGGAACGGCGTGCCGTCCGGGCAGGTGATGCAGCCGACCCACCAGTACGGATTGCCCTGGGAGCGCTGGTAGTCGCCCATCGTCGGCTCGCGGAATACCAGCGGCCCGATGCCGCTGATTTCCACCGTCCGCACCCTGGGCAGCAACTTGGCCAGGTCAACCGGCATCAGGCTTCCTCCAGCGATAGCGACCACATACCGGGGCCGGTGCCGTCATCCGACCGGCTCGCGCTGGTCAGGTGGCCGGTGATGGTGTAGGCAATGCTGCCCGAATCGGTGTAGGACAGCGCCACCGACCGATTGAGCGCGTTAGCCAGCGTGGTCGGATACATATGCTCCCGGATCACGTTGTCGGTGGTTGCGTCGCTCGCCATCATGTCGAACGTGGCGGTACGGCGCACGCGGCCAGGCTTGCGCTTCTCGATGTAGTCCGACAGCTGCGTAACGTCCAGCGTCGACCGCTCGTAGCTGATCGTGACGTTTCGAACCGGAACGGTGACTGCTCCAGCTCCGTTGAAGTTGAGAGTGAGCGTGCCGCCGAAACCTGCAATGAGCGCCATAATTAATCCTCGGTGATGAGCATGGAAAGCGTGACGGTCCCGATGCGCTCGGCATCGTGCTTCCCGTCATCGGGGGTATCAGTCGTGAATCCGATGGTAAATCCGGTCAGGATGAGGGAAATGTCGTTGGTCGTATCGACAACCTTGCCGCCGATGAACAGGTCGACAATCTCGTCCGCCATTGCGGTGACCAGGGCAACGGTATCGGCAACGCACGCCACCTCTACGGTGACGTTCCAAACCGACTTCTTAAGCACGCCCGGTTGCGGGATTGCCATGTCGGCGCTGCTGATCTCGTAGACCATGACGGGCGTTTCCTGCGTGGCTACGCGCAGCCCGTTGCATACCGGATAGCCGGTCGCAGTCTGCTCCAGCACCCATTGGATTGACTTGGTCATGTCAACGAGCGCCATTGGTGCCTTTCTTCAGCGCGTCTGCCGCAAACTGCAGCACCAGGTCGACCATTTCGGAAAGCGCGCCCGGCAGGGCGCCGTCAGCCCAGCTGCGGGAAATCTGCCGACCTGCAACGTGCCGACCGCTGCCCCGATGCTCAAAACCGTTTTCCAGCAGGTGCCATACCTTCTGCCGCCCCTTCGCCGCCTCGCCTCCCTTGCGCCCGTAGCGCACTCCCAGGCGAATTCGGATCGGTGCGCCAAGCCCGGCACCCTGGCGGCGAACGTCGAATTGCGTCGCTTGGGCAATCGCCAGCCGGTGCTTTGCGCTCGGGCCTCTGAAATCGGCGGTCAGCCATCGCCGGCCCATCTCCCCTGCCAGCGGCTTGAATACGCGGCGCGCCGCCTTCTTCTGCACGTTCTCCGCGACGCGAGCAGGAAGCGCTCCCAGCGCGGTCTTGACCTCCTGCGCCTTTAGTGTGAGCTTGAGCTGCGTCATGGTCACGGCATCACCTCCGTCGCTTCGATCTCAAACCGCCGACGCCGCTGGTCGCGGTCGGTCGCGCTCCGGATGGCGAACGTGCGCGCCGTGCCGTAGTCCGTCCAAATCAACCGGCTGCGCGCGGTCAGCTCGGGATGCCAGCTCGCCAGGATCCGCCAATCGGTGCGGACCGCCACGCCACGGTCATCGATGACCTCGGTGGTATTGGCTTGCTCAACGTGGCAATGCACCACGCCGACCGTGACCCACGCCTCGGAAGCCTGGCCGTACAGGTCCACCGTCCGGACGGGGTTTTGCACCTCCATCGGAATCCGGAGCATCCCGGTTGGAACGTGGCCAGCCACTTATCCGATGCCCTTCCCGATCATGCTGCAGATGCGATCCCAATACGCTCCTGGCAGCGTCTGCGTATCGTCGCCGCGCGACGCCTCCAGCTGGATCGTGCGCTGCAGCAGCGCCATCTCCAGCAGCGGATTGAGCGTGTTGGTACCGGCGCTCACGGTGATGATCAGCGGATACGTCAGGGCATCGGGCAGCTGCGCATACTGCAGCCCGTTGACCGTCACCAGCGTCAGCGACTGCGTGACGGTTGCGGAATCAACGTAGGTGGCCGCCGTAGCCGGTTGCCGCTCCAGCCGGACAAGGCGCTCGGCGTTGTCCGGCTCTGCCGGAACGTACTGCGTGCGCGTGACGGGATCCGTGCACCAGCCGGTGCGCATCTCCAGCTCGCGCTGCGCCGCCTCCCAGGCAATCTGCAGCGCCGGGTCGTCCAGCTGATGCCCCTTGCGGCTCCAGGCGCGAACCTTTGCGATATCGATTGCCATTGGTTCCCCCTGGCAGCGGGGGCGGGGTAGTCGAAACTACCCCGCCCCGCCAGGATGAGAGGACGGATCAGGCGTTCGTGACCTGGAGCTGCACCATCGCCTTCGCGCGGGTCACCTTGCTGTTGGCGAAAGCCATGCCGTAGAAACGCACCCGGGCGCTGGTCGCCTGGCTGATTTCGTCGCGCATCATGCTCATGCCGCCCCACTCGCGGACGGAGAAGGAGTCACGGATGTTGCCCAGGACGGCAATGACGTTCTTTCCGGTCGTGGCCGTCGCAACGTGCGCCGGGAGGTATTCCGTCACATAGACCGGGAGGCCCATGAGCGTGAATCCTGCGCCAGCCTGGCCAACCGCGTCGGCGCTCGGGATGAAGAGCGGCACGTTGTTGACCGTGAGGGCAGCGATCGCCGCGTAGACATCCTGCGGCAGGATCCATGCCGACGATCCCCAGTAAGCCGCCGGGAGCTTGCTGTAGCGCATCTCGCGCAGCTTGTCGAGCGTAGCGCCAGCCGTGATGGCCTGGGCGCGGGTCGTTCCGGCGCTGGTCGCCGTCGTGATGTTCACGTTGGCGTCGACCTTGAAAATGCCGGTCGGGCCGTTGGTCGTTCCGATGGGCGACACGGTGCTGCTGCTCGCGCCGGGACCGCCGACATAGCCCCACTCCAGGTTCTTGGCGAGCTGGCGCTGCAGGTTGTCCATGACTTCGGCCTCCAGGTCGAAATCACTCTGCACGATGCTCTGCTTGGAAACCTGCGTGTAGGGGAGGCACGCGATCGGGTCGATCGGCACCTCGGCAAAGCCGGGGTCGATCGAAACCGCAGCGGTGGTGCTCGTCTGATCGTTGACTGCCCAGGCGCCGGTGTAGCCAGCAGTCTCAAGCGTGTTGTAGCGCAGCACCTGGTAGCCCTTGACGCCGGTGCGCAGGTCCGCGAGGTTGCGCACGACGGTGTTGGCCGAAAGGTACTTCAGGATCCCGTCCTGGTAGATCTTCGGGATCAGCACGCCGCTGGAGCTGCCGGTGTTGATCTCGCGGCTTTCCGGGGCGCGACCGCCGCGGCACCAGCCCAGGAACTGGTCCCGATACTCGGTGGTGGCGATCCAGTCGGCGTTGCGCTCGCGGCTCTCGTTTACCGTCTTCTCAACCGCGGTGTAGGAGGCAAACCGCTCGCGCAGCTGCGCGGCGCGGATCTCGCCGTCGAGCTTGGTCAGCTCGTTGGCAACCTCATGGCCGCGAGCCTCCTGCTCGACGGTCATCTCGGTGGAAGCGAGGATGGAATCACGCTCGGCCAGCAGCGCCTTGCGGCGCTCATGCATCTCGGAAACCTTCATGGGATAGACCTCAACCGCAGGATGAGCCGGGGATCCGGCGACTTGGTGCGTGCCTCGGCGCTCGTCTGCGGATACGCAGCGCCACCGGCTTCGATGATCGAAATCTCGCGCAGCTCAACGTTGCGCAGCGTGCGCTCGTTGCCGTTCCAATCGTCCGCGCGAACGTAGAAACCGAAAGACATCTCGGTGAGCACGCCAGCCTCCACCATCGCTCGCACGTCGCGCGCGCGCTGGGTGTCGGGCAGCGTCACCTGGTATGCAAGGCCATGACCGTCAGAATTCAACTGGAGCAGTCCGGATGCGGTGTTGGCGACCAGTTCCCGGCGGTCATGGCCAATCAGCAGCGAAACATTCCCGCGCTCATAGCCGTCGAAAGCGCCGGGAGCAATCCGCTCAATGAAGGGGCGCCCACCGTTGATGCCGCGCACGGTCAGCGGCTTGCTCGGGGCGTTGTAAACCGC